CGTTTGACAGTCATCTCAACTTTTTCATTTTTGATTAGTTTTTTTTCTAATTCTAAATCTTTATAAGGTTTTAACACTTTAAATTTAGCCACTATTTAGCCTCCTTTTACGCTTCTGGTGAGCCAGTGCCTAAGTCTCCAGCTGTACCTGTGTAAGTTAAGAAACGGCCTGCTTCTTCTACACCTTTTTTTACGTCAAAACGCATGTAAGCTGCTAATACTTGACCATAGATTTCGTTTTCAATCCATTTAACAGATGCTTGTTTTCTATCTGCAAAGAAAATAGCGTAATTTAAATCACCAATAAACGCTTTTTTATCACCTTTAGCGCCAAACAATTCATCTTTAACAATGAATACAGGACGATTAAATAAAGTTGTACCTGATGCACTTGTAATATCTTGTTTTAATAAATATTGACCGTTTTTGTCTTTAAGTGTATCTAACGCTTGATAGAACGATTGAGACACAACTAATGAAAGATTATAAGCTGGATCAATATCAACATTGATAATAGCTTTAATATCATCTAAGTTTGCAGTATCTACTGCTTCAAATGTTTTCATAACGTCTACAATCGCTTTGTTTGTAGTGTTTACTGCTTGACGTGCATTATTTTTAGCTACAATTTGCGCTAAGTTTGCTTCACTATCATCTAAACTTTCTTGAGATACTGGAATTTGTCCACGATATGTTTTTACTCTGTAATCAATATCTGTGAACTTAGGTTTAGCTAGTTCTGGGTTTTTCTCTAATTCTTCAACTGCAATCATTGTTTCTTGTGCAGGATTTAAAATCGGATGAGAGCCAGCAGCAGTTGTAACTGGTTGAATGTTTACGAATTTTTTAAGGTCTACAAAAGTTTCAGGTAATTCTTCTGGCACATATTTAATATCTTCTGGAATTAAAGGTTGTGCATCGACTGATTTAACGTTGTCACGTTTAGCCCCTTTTGATTTGATGTAATCTACAAAGCCTTGTGCTTCGTCAGATAACTTGCTTTGTTTGTTTTCAATAATCTGTCTCATTGAGCGTTTGCCTCCTGGTTTCTTTTTATCTTCTAATTCTTCATCAGTTGGATTTTCAACTTCTTCTTTAACTTCAACTTTTTCTGGTTGTTCTTTCTTCTCTGTTACTTCCACACTTTTACTTTCAGCATCTGGTTTGTCGTTTTTAACTTCTGTTTCTG